CTACGAGGCTTTTCATGAGGCTTCTATAAATGCCTTGCCAAACATAGAAGTAGTTGAAATGTTAAATGATGCAGTAGCAGATAAGTTTGCGGTTCTTATTGTTACATCCCGTAAAGAAAAATATCGTGGACTAACATCTCTATGGCTTGAAAGAAATAATCTAAGGTCGCATGCTCTTTTTATGAGAGCAGATGATGATAACAGGCCAGACTATGAGGCTAAAAAAGATATGCTTGATAAGATTACAGAACATTGGGATGTTTTTCATGCTGTAGACGACAACCCAAATGTAATCAGGCTATGGGAAGATAACGGTATTCCCACTACTAAGATTGGTGACTGGGATGGAAACAAGTCTTGACATGTGCCCTCAAATATGATATGATTAGTTTATGAGCAAACGAGTTAAGAAAATTTACAAGTGTGTTGAGTGTGAGACTATGATTACGATTGTAACCAAGGTTCACGAACTTCCAGAATCAATCATATGTCCTTGTGACAATGTAGCAGAAAACCAGGGATCAAAATGAAAAAGTCTAACGACAAAGTATCTCAGCATAAGATTAAAAGAGCAAACAAAAATAAAAAAAGAATCAAAGCAAAACCATCTTTATCTAAATTTGAAAGACAGCAGGCTGCTTTAAGATCAAAAATTATTGGTCAGTCTATGTTTAAAGCATCTCAAAATATTTAGGAGATATATAATTGGTAGATCAAGAAGAGTTAAACAACTTATCAAAAGAATTAAAGAGTCACATTATTAAAGAACATATGAAAACATACTACTATTCTACTGTTGGAATTTTATGTTTTTTGCTTGGCATATTCCTTGGCTTACTTATTAAATAAGGTCTAGCACCAGTAGCCAAGTTGGTTAAGGCACCGAACTCATAATTCGGCTATCGTAGGTTCAAGTCCTGCCTGGTGTACAATGCGGATGTTGCATATTGGTAGTGCCTCTGCCTTCCAAGCAGAAGGGGTCAGTTCGATTCTGATCATCCGCTCCAAGTCTCCATGGTCTAGTGGCCTAGGACTCCACCCTTTCACGGTGGCAACACGGGTTCGAATCCCGTTGGAGATACACAAACTGTGTTAGTGTATAATTATTATATGATAAATAAAGTTGTACCTCACTTACTTACATATCCTAGAAGTGGTATGCATTTTTTTGATGATAATCTTTATGAAATAGAAAAAATTCATTTTACTCAATCACATTTTTTGGAACAACTGTTTGATAAAAACAAAAATAAACAACGAATAATAATAACAATAGCAAGAGATCCAATTAACAGTATTACTTCTTATCTAGCGCAACTTGGTTATAATTATCCAAACGATAATAAAAATATTTTAATTAGAGAAAAAATAACAGAATATGTGCTAATGTATGCTTTCTTATGTGAACATGCAGACTATGTCATAGATTTTAATGATCTTATAAAATATCCAGAAACTGTAATTAAAAAAATATTAGAGTTATTAAAGATAGATAAAAACAAATATATTTATTTTAATAGTGAAATTGTTCCTAGAAATAAACACTTTTTAGAATCAAGCAAGTCTTCACCAAACTATAAAGAAGATATATTAGATGATTTTGATCTTGACTTATGTTATTATTACTACAACAAACTTTTAGAAAAGAAAATTATAATTTAGTCTTATTTGTAACTTTACAAAACTGTTGAATTAATGTATAATAGAAATATGGCTACGAGCCTACACAAACCTCTGTAGTTCAGTGGACAGAACGATGGACTTCTAAGCCATGCGTCGCAAGTTCGATTCTTGCCAGGGGTACTTTACTTTTTAGGATGCTTTGGTTCGTATGGTGCGATCTTAGACTTAATTCGACCATCTTTATATAATCTAACAATCCATCCATCTTTGATCTGTACTGGATTAAATGCTGTTGCTTTTTTCTTTGGCATTATCTAAATAACCTATCTGTTCTTGTTTGCTTTGTATAATCTTTTGCTGCAAACAGTATTGACTCTGCTTTTGCAGCAGGTACACAGTTAGGAACTGGCTTACCATTTGCTCCTGGCTTCATACCTCTTTGTACATAGCCATCCCAACAAGGTGCTTGCTTATTTAGATCAGCACAACAATCACTTTTCATTTCATTTGCTTGACAAACAGGACAGTTTTCACAATTTACATTTAGTTCTTTGCATGTTGGGCATCCGCAGCCGTCATACTCTTTGCCTTGGTAAGTATTTGTTGGCATAATTGAGTCATCTGCTTTACCAATCTGGGCATCAAACATTGCCATGCCTAATTCTGAATCCATACTTTCTTCCTCCATACTATGATTATTAATATCAACAACTTCTGCATCTTTATACATCATTCCAATACTGTATGCTGTTGGCTTCCATGTACCATTTTCTTCTTTGTAAATTCTAACAGCCATTGCTGGATTTTCTGGTGGCATAGACTGAATTGCATACTCTGTTCCAGGTGTTCCGTAAACTCCACCCTCTGTCATTATGTGTTCAACTACACCATGAACAACACCCTCTGATGTTGAACCCATAACAAAATCGCCTTCTTTTATAGATGGTGCAGTAATTTCTGCAGTAATTGATTTACCAATTGCAAATGCAGAACCAGACCAAATTCTTACACCAGGCTTATTATGTATTCCAGGCCCTGTTGGTCTTGATTGATTTAACATGTATTGTGGTTTCTTCATACCTACCCCTGGATTAATATTAGATGATGGGTTTGCTGGTGTTGGATTAGTTACTGTTGCATTGTAGGAAACATCCATTGGTGTGTCAGACATTAGTCCATACCTACTTCTTTAAGTGATGCAGATAGCATCCAATGCCATCTCTGATGCATATCCATGCGTTCTGCAAAAAAGTTTGCAATTGCATGTTGTCTATTTTGTGTAGCAAGATCAACAGCATCTGTAAGTTTTGCAAGAACCATATCATTAGCCATAAGTAAATCTGCAGACATCATCATTGGATCTGAAGTAACATCAGGCTCTCCAACTTCATTTAATACAATAAATCTTGATAGTTTAAATGGTGCATAGGCATCTAACTTACGAAGCCACTCTGCATATGTATCTGTTGCTTCATCGTAGTCTGTGTAAATATTTTCAAATAATTCATGGTACTGAAGAAAATCATCTCCTTCTACATTCCAATGATAACCATGAGCCTTAAGTTTAAGGGTAATGTTATCTGCAAGTAGGACCTTTAGCAGGTTGACGAGTTCTTCCATCTAATCATTATATCATGCCGTTTAGCCTATTATATGTCCTGATCCTATGACAGTTAGCGCAAACCACTTCACACTTTTCTATCTCTTTTTTAATAGCCCTCCATGAAAAACCATCGTGGATCATTCTGGACACATTATATTTCTTGTCTCTTATATGATCAAAGTCTAGTATTATGTGGTTACCAACACCACAGTCCGCACAGCCAGAATCTTCTTTTATCTTAGCAAGCATCTTTTTATACTCTTGCTTATTATAATGGTCTAACTCTTTGTCAGTCATTGTTATCATTATACCGTGAAAATATTAGGTCCCCACACAGGCAATTCACCTGACTTGCGCCACGGTCTCTATACAATGGGTAACTATGCCATCTCTAAGGTCCTGTGGGGGACATATCTATTGTACTCCTAGATTATATGGTGTCAATGGTATACTTGTTGGTATGATAAATAAAAAATGGTCCACTGGTAAAGAAATAGTGGAACCTATTGGGTATAACGAAGAAAAGGTATACGATGAAGAAAAAGTTGAGCGAGCAATACCCATATCTCAAAATCAGTTAAATGGTGCAAAACTGTTCAATTCAAAATATGAATATGCAAAAACATTAAGTAAAAATATATCATATTTAGAGGTAGGTGTTGCCTATGGGGAAAGTGCTCAAATGTTTATAGACACAACGAAGGCTAAAAGTGCAGATCTTCTAGATTTATATGATAACGCTTCTGGAGTTAGACATCCAGGAGGACTTGCTCCAAAAAATAGTTTAATGACACATGAAGAATACATAAAGGACAAGTTCTCCTATCATCCTGATATAAAGATCATAAAGGGCGATGCAAGAGATGCTTTCTTTACTTTAGATAAGAAATATGACCTTATTCTTTTTGATGCAATGTCAGGAAGGCTTTTAATAAGAAATTTACTAAAACATTGTCCTCAAATAGTTAATATTGGTGGGGTTGTAGGGTTTACTTCTTACATAAATTATGATGCTATTTTTTATGACACGCATGTAGGAATATATCAAAGCGTAAATGAGTTTTTACATTTTAACAAAAATTGGTCTGTCAATGCTATTGTATTGAATGATCTTGGATTTCACGAAATATATATTAAAAGAAATTCATGATAAATGAGCAGTTTAGAGACGACTGCTCAGGTCTATCGGCCACGAAGATTCAACTCCTGCCAACTCTCCACTCATTGGAGCATCCGTTGGTAAAACTTTCTTAAGGTCTTATAGCGGAATAGTATCCATTATACTACTGAATTTTAATAGATTTAGGCTTTTTTTCTTCAGGAACAACACGAACTACATTAACATGTAGCATGCCGTCCTTAAGTTCTGCAGATGTTACTTCCATGTACTCTCCCAGTGCAAAAGATCTTACAAACTTTCTTCCTGCGATACCTTTATGGACTACCTCTGCATCTGTCACTTCAACAATCTCACCCTTGATAATTAATGTTCCGTTGTCTACTGAAACATCAATATCTTCCTTAGTAAACCCTGCAATAGCAAGTGATAGCCTATATGTGTCTTCATCTAATTTAAGAAGATCATACGGAGGATATGATTGAGAGTTTATTTTGTGTGCACTATTTAGACGGGCTAGGTCTCTGTTAAAGCCAATAAAAAAAGGATCATTGAAAAGATCCATAGCGAATTGTGTTACCATGTTATTCCCCTTTCAAGCGAATAATTTAATTCCCCCCATTTAGGCAGGTATAGATATTATAGCATAGAAAAACAGGCTAGTCAACTACCCTAGCCTGCTAATCTAAAGAATTACTTCTTTGCTGCTGCCTTCTTGACAGGAGCCTTCTTTGCAGTCTTCTTGACTACCTTAGCAGTCTTAACTGCTAAATCTACCTCTTCAACAGATGGCAACTTACCAAATGCCTTGTCATTAGGGTTAACTGCTCTGATTGCTACGGGCACGATGGCTCCAAGCAATGAATAAGCAAGTGTCTTTGGATCTGTCACTCCAGAAGCGTAAAGCGCAATTGCAGCACCAAGTACTGATCGTCCATACGATGCAAGCATTGCTTTTAGTTGTGTGTTATTCATAATTTTCCTCCTAGGATATTACGTTTGTTAGTATTGTGAAGCCAATCCATAAACCAATAATTCCTGCGACTCCCGCAAAAACTGGTGGTGCTGGTACTGGCAATTTGAATGCAGCAAATACTACACCACATCCAAAACCTGTTATTATTGATAGCATAATATCTTTCATTTTAATATTGAACAGTCCTAGCGGTTCCTTCTGTCTCATTTATATTTCCACGATAAGAAGTACCTTCAATATTAAACCACAAAGGCGATGAGTATCTATCTGAACTATTTACTAACACTTCATGCAAATAATGGTTGTTGCTAGGGAATAAAATAAAACTATTAGCCTTTGGCTTAACTGTTAAATTATGCCATGGAAAATTTATCTCTCCTCCATCGTAGTTATCATTAATATAATAAATAACTGCAAAATCTCCTGCCGTGTCTACATGTTTGTTCATTGAATAATCTTTTTCAAATTTAACTAAATGAACTTCTGATTTTTCAAAAACACGAAGTTTTACATTATATTTATCTATACATTTTTGCCAAGCAATTCGAATAGCCTTGTCTAACAGGTCAGAGATCTCCGAAGATAATCCTTTTTCAGAATTAAAAAACTTTACACCCCAAGGCTGTTTTTGCCACCCATCAACATTAACTACATAGTCAAGTAATTTTTCATGTTCCTCTTTAGACAATACATCTTCTACAGTTTGTATATTATCTACAGAGTTTTCTGATGTAATTTTTGTCATTCTTTATTGTACCATTCTGCTTTTTTAGTAAAAGTTGAACCAGCAAACTGAAACCACATTGATGAACTATATCGATTTCCACTGGAAATTTTTTTAACCTCATGTAAATAGTTTTCATTACCAGGGAAAAATACTAAACTGTTTGGTTTTGGTTTAATATTTATATTAAATTCTGGGAAACACAATTCGCCACCAGTAAAATCATCATTAAGATAATATATTGAAGCAATATGATTTGATTCGGCAGATTCGGTATCTACATGTGGCATCAAAACAAGATTTTCTTCAAATTTGAGAAGTGAAATATTCTTTTTTTCAAAATAATTAATATCTACTCCATAAGCCTTTGTAGCATTTTCGTAAACAATTGTAAATACTCTTTGTAACATATTAAAAATATCAACTGGTAACTGATCCATCGCAACAGAGTAGGCATCCCAGGGCTCAAGAATCCACAACTTACGGTTCCTTACGTAATCAAGCAAGATTGCGTGTTCTTCTTCAGATAGTACGTTCTCCATAACCTTTATGTTTTCTGGAGAGTTTCCTATTTTTTCAACATTCTTTAAATAAATTTCATCTTTTTCAGAAAGGTTTTCAATCATGTATCTATTTTACCATACTCTTCTGGGAGAAGTTTCTTTAATTCTTCGTAGGCCCCCATAATTTTTTTCATGGAGTAGTAATTTGGTGCCATGGATCCAAGGTCTCCATACTCTTTAAAGTAGTTAATCTCAGGCTCAAGATCAGTAATAAACTTATTTAATGTCTCCTGGACTTCTTCAATATATTGATAGGCCCAGTCTCGTGAATCTGAAACAAATTTTAAAAAATCTTCGTTAGACTTATCTTTTTCTGTTTTATTTGTGTTCATGCTAAATTGCGAAAGCAACAAATTTTCTATAGTTTTAGCAATAAGTTTTGTGTTGGCTCTTTTCTGTAAAACATATAGGGATAAAAAAAACAATGTCAAGAAAAACAGAATACATATAAGGATTAACTTAACCATAGTTTTTTTCCGCCCACTCCCTAATACCTGTTGGTCCTAAAAATTTAGAGCCTGAAAAAGCAAACCTCATACCAAAAGTATATCTAAAACCTTTTGAAACTTCAAGGACTCCGTGAAGATAGTTTTCGTTACCAGGAAACATAATCAAACTATTCGATTTAGGTTTAATTTTTAAATTATAATCTGGAAACACAAGTTCCCCTCCATCATATTTATCATTAATATAGTACATGCACACAATATGTTGATGTTTTTGAGAGTCTGTATCAACATGGGGATTCATTACGTCCCCAATACTCCACTTTGTTAAAAGATATTCTCCTATAAAATTATTGTCTACTTCTATATCATAATAATCTATACAGTTTAATCTTCCAGTTTGAAATATTTTTTCCAAAAGTTTCATAATATCTTTTGGAATTGAGTCTTTAGTGGTTCTTTCTGTACCCCATGGCTCTTTAATCCAAGAAACTTGATTATCATTGTTTACAAAATTAGATAATGTCTTGTGCTCCTCATCAGATAAAAAATTATCTATAACATATACGTTTTTTGCAAAACTTCCTAATTTATTAACATTATTTAAATAAATTTCATCTTTTTCTAAATCAATGTGCTTTCTAAATTTTTCTAGGTCCATTATTCTTTCCCACCCTCTCTAACCAACAAGACAATTGCCCCGTTATCTTCCAAAGCCTTTTTTACACGGATCATATACTCTACAGCCTGCTTTTTAAGTTCAACTGTTTCTAAAGACATAAAATCTTTTTCTTTTGCTTTCACTGTAATAAAATGATCATTATCTATTACCTGCAAAGAAAATCCCTTGGGACAACTTAATGATCTAAAGGCCATTTTCATCTTATCTGTATACATATTACTCCATTGTTAATGACTGCCATGTCATTCCCCAGTCGTTCTTTGTCTTGTGACTAGCAAACTCTTTTGATATTTCACCATTCTCTAAGTATACACCACCCCAGACTCCCCATTCTTTGCCCGAAATTCCAACAGAAAAACATTCTTTCCTGACTGGACAAGAAGAACAAAGAGCATCAATTGCTGGTCTTAACAATTCATCATCTTCATATTTTTCAAAAAACAAATTTGTGTCATAATCTAAACAAACAGCGCTATCTTTCCACATGTATTTATTCATTTAGATCACATACTTATCAGGAATTTCCCACCCTTGGCTAGAAGGAATAAAACTTTTTTTCATTTGCCATTTTCCATTTTTATAAATGCCAAACTTTGAGTAGTAGGCTTTGTCTGAAGGAAAAGTCTCAACCACTGTCCAACCGTCCCAAGACAGTTGCCGATTCTTGATGACTATAGATTCCATAGCCTCTAAAGAATTAACTATTTTCATTGTGTTTCCATTCTATTCGTGTGCTAAAGCACATTTAAAGCATACTTAATTTTAACAGATCTGACTGTATTTGTCAACACTGTTTAAAAATTGTACACATTGGTGTTGATATTATTTAGTTTTGATATATGAACCATTTTTGACACTGGCTCTTTTGGATTAGACAAAAAAGCAAAATGATTTAGTTCTAAAATATTTTCTTCTAGCCATTGAGGAGTAACCTTAATAAACTTGATAGACTTTCCTCTTAACTTCATTCCTTTTTCAGATAAGTTTGAAAACTCCATAGCCATCATGTTAATGTTGTTTGGACCTGCAGAATATATGTGAAAGGTTTTATCTTCTTCTAATAACTCAGAAAGAGCAACGCCCATTGATCTTATAAAGACATTATAGTTATCAAAACTACTCGTCCCTTGGACCCCTACTATCATCGCCAATCCCTTCTCTTAGTCTATCCATTATAAACAGCATCTTATCTAATTGTACCTTATCCATACCCATCGTGTCAACTTGCTCTGCAGACTCTTTATCAATAAGTTCGTTTACTAAAGGCGCTTTATAAAACATATTATCTTTAATCCAGTATGCGTTATTGTCAAGAATAATAACCCTTATGTTGGTTTTATCATGTTGAATCGTTGATTGTGTTTTAGGTTTTAGTCTTCTTGGTTTTTTATTTAGACTATTATACCTATATAACAGCATTGACTGGCTTATAATAGACCGATTGTTAGGGATTGCTTTATTCCTTAACAAATAAACATAGAAAAGTATTAAGATAGTTACTGTTATTGCCATAGCCCCATAGAAATTATTCATTAGTACTCCTAGATTTAAAGTATATCAGTTTTTATTAGAAAGGGCTTTGACTATCTCTTCCATAACTATTCTCTCCTCTTTGGGCAAAGACTTTATATCCATAGCACTGAAAGATTTTGGTCCTAGTTTTACTAATGGATCTTTATCTGTTACATTCATATCAATAAAACCTTTTTCCCAAAGTTTTAAAGTCACTTCTGAAAAATATAAAGATAGGTCTTCGCTAAGTTTAGAGTCTAACTTTTTAAGCCTATCTGTAGGCTTATAAAGGGCTTCTCCAGTTTCCAAGTCACTACCAACAAACTTAAGAGCACCAAGATCTATAAGACTTTGTATTTTATCATCTTCAAAGGTCATAGGACACTTCTTTTTCTTTTATATTTGTTGCCCAAATAGGCATCGCTATTCTTAAACCAGATAAAACTTTTGTTATTTCGTGTAATTCTTTAGAGTCAAAAATAATAAGGCTTAACTTTTTTGGTTTAATTATAAAATCTTTATCTGGAAAATTTAAATATCCTCCATCAAAATCTTCATTTAAATAAATAACACCGCTTCTAAATAAATGCTCTGAATTTTTATGGTTATCTATATGCGGATCAAGGGCACTATCTGGCCCTAACATAGTCATCCACAGTTCTGATAAGTATATGTTTTCATCATCCTTAAAAAAAAGATTAGTTTCTAACAAAAACTTATCAGAGTATTTTTTTAATAAATGTAAAATTTCTAGATGATTTGAAAATTTACTCTGTTCTGGTATGCGTGATTCATACCTTATTTTATTATTAACTATATGTGTTAGCGAGATAGAAAATTTTGTTTTGTCTGAACAGTTATTTTTTATATAATTTACAAGTATGTCAGCATCTTCTAAAGTTATAAAATCTTCTATTACCTTAATTTTAAAATCTACCATTACTTACCCGACTTTTTTCTTGCTTTAGCAAGTGCTCCAAAGTCTTTAACCTTAGTGTCTCCAAGGTATCCCCATGCATAACCATCATTGATCATCATGTCGTTAAGAGATACTGTGTTTCCATCTACATAGACCCACCCTAATATGCGCCCATACTTTTCAGATGAATCCATCTTTTCAGTCTTGATCACAACAGACTTAGCATCCTTAAAAGCCTTCTTTAGGTATTCCTTGGCTTCAAGACCAAGTGCCTTCTCAACAAGATCCTTTGTACGAGACTCAGGGGTATCAATACCAGCCAGTCTAACACGGGATTGAAATAAAATATCAAACCCTAAATCAATAAGAACATCGATGGTATCTCCATCTACTACATTCTCTACTTTTCTTACATAGTATTCATACATTATTTTCTCCCCCATTTAACTTTATTCCAACCACGCTCATGGAAGTAATAAAGGATTGTCTTTGTTAGTACTTCAAACCCTGCAATTGATGCAGCAGTTATTGCTTTATGTGTTATAAAATATGATAAAACAAAAGTATCTGCCGTGCCAATTATACGCCAAGTGATAGCCTTTAATGCTGATCTTTGTTTAGTTACGTTCATTGCCCTGCTCCTAAAGCCAACCATGACAAAACTTTTTTTACTTTAGATACCCATCTCTTTACGTTTTTGCGTAGCGCTAATAGCATGAATGTCTGCCCCCAAATCTACTTGTTCAATTTTATATCCTACGTCACGACCATATACAATGTTGGTAATATTAGGCAATCTTAATACCAATGCTCCATCCATAAATTCATCCTTGGCAATATATTCTTTTACCTGATCAAACTTAAGTGGATCTTTCTCGCTTGTATTGTATGTATTGCGGACACCAAGAAGTACCTGATCTGTTCTCTTTCCTGCCTCTTTATAAAGGGCATGGTGGCCTTCGTGCCAAGGCTGGTACCTACCCAGCATAAGTGTTGTGGGTGCTGACCAATCGTGTAAATTAAAATACTTAATTATTACTGTTGCTTTTTGTTCGGCGTCTAATCTATGGTCTTCAAATGTTGCATCAAACTCAGTTGGTCGCTCAAACATTTTATTGGTGTCTTCAAATCTACCTTCAACAATAGTATCCATAAAAATAAGAATATCTGGCTTACCAAAAGCGGTACGAGTCAAACCAGTAGGACATACAAAATCTACGATTACTGGAGCAACACCTTGCTTAGCAATTAGTCTTGCCATTTCTCCCATACGACGAGCCTGCTCAAGTCTATCTTCTGGTGCAAAGCCTAGATCTGAATTGACTGTTGCACGAACTTCATCTGCATTAAGATGAATAGCGTTGATTCGTTCTTTGAGTGCCTTGGCCAGTTCTGTTTTTCCAGATCCTGGAAGGCCTATAATCTGTATAATCATTTTTCTCCTTTAATAAACTTGTTAGGTAGAATATCAAGCATCAAATGTATGCGCTCAATATCTCCGTTGTTTTCTACGCTATGAATAAGACTATTATTTATTTCCCAACAGTCTCCAACTTTCATGTGCTTTTTTTCTTTGTTGACAAAGAAAAAAACATCTTCATTTGTTGTTATTGCAAGGTGATGACGCCTTACGGCTCCCAAGTAGTCCATATCGTCCACATGTTCTTGAACCTTTTTATGTGCAGGAAGTTTAATAAATAAACATTTTCCAATCTTGCCGTTGTGAATTGACTCAAGACTCTTGACAATAGGAGAAACAAGTTCAATCATAGACAACTGGCTATTATTTATTTTTAAATTATATCTATCTCCAACGGACCAAGTATTTGAATGATCATAAATAAATATAGAATTGGTTTCTTTGTGTACTTGATAAATTGTTTGTCTGTCTTTATTTGCAAACCACTCATCAGAATATGTTGAAAGTAGGTTTGCTATTTTTGATACATCAAAATTGCCTTGAAATTTATAATTAAATTCCTCATTTATTTTGCTAATCATTTTTAACCCTTAACTAGTTTTTCTCGTTCATCAAGAACAGTAAGAGCAAAAGACATCATTTTCTTATATCCTTCAGCATCATCCATTATCTTGTTGTAATGGTGACCACAAAACAATAAGTCTCCAGGCAATCCAGTTACTTGAACTAAGGCTTCAGCAGCACATGAATCACATCTATCTAATGGGGATAGAATCCATTCTTTTGTTTGTACTTCTTCTTCAATCATTGTCTTCATAGTATACCGCCTATTTCTTGTATTGTTTTTAACATATTTAATTATATCCTAATATAGACAGAATGTCAATATTGGTCTATACATAAGTAAGTCTTTCTGCTTCTTCTGCAAGTGTAAATGTCATTCTATACCTTTCATCTAAAACTTTGTGATAGTCTTCGTATCTAATACCGTTATTGTGGTATCTATTAGACTCTCGTCTAAAGTGAAAGTTACAGTAAAAAATATCTTTTGTGATATCATTTTTATCTTGAAATACAGTGAAATTTATTTTTCCAGGAACTAGTTTAATAGGATTAACTTTTACAAAAGCATCAGCAGTACACCCATGTCTCTTATTGAATGAATTAATTAGTGAGCATTTATGCCCAACCGTTTCCGTAGTTGTAACATTTTTGGCAAATGTTTCTTTTACTTTTTCTGTTTCATCTATAATGAATTGCTGAATTTGTTCCCAAGAACTGTTAGGGGCTGAATAGCCCTGTCTATTCATATAGAGTTCATAATAGTAGTGGTAATCACATAGAAATTTTTTACCATGTTTGCCCTCTACATAAACAAATGCTTGCACTAAGCAAGAAGTGTTTGCATTCTGAGTAACACCTTGGTTTCTCAAAAGATCTGGAGGTAAATTCATTTTTGCATCAAACTGTTGACAGATCTGTCCTTCTGGAATTCTTGTTATCATTTTTTCCTACTATCTGTGGAATAAAATCCACTACCGTTAAAAACTGCTCCTACATTAGAGTAAACACGAACTAAAGAAGTATTACAAATATCACATTTATATCCAGGATCGTTATCATTGATAGATCTTTCTTTGGTATATCTTTGTGCACATGGCATGCAGTCGTATTCGTACAAAGCCATTTGTTACTTTTTCTTTTTTGCTTTTACTGTCCAGATTGGTGCGTTGAGAAAATCCCCGCCCCATTCATAACCAAGTGCTTTTACAACAAAACGAATAATCTTAATACGCATTACTTAATCCCCTTTCCAAATTTAGCCCAGACTCTTTCGTGTAAAAAATATCCAAGTGCTTCCCAACCAATGTAAAGAAGAGCACCAAGACTTGCATACTCCCACTCACCAGTAAATAAATAAATTACTCCAGCAACTCCAGCAAGGTGAAAGGTTTCCCAACTTACTGTTTTAAGTAAAGTTCTTTTTGTTGATTCCATTACTTAACCTTGCTTAACAATGGAGCATCTTCTTCTCCAACATATACTGGACGACCCCAACCAACAACAGCATTGATCAACTTCTTCTTATTATTTTTTACATAGCCACGAGTCTTCTCTACACACATTCCGCCATTGCGCTGGTCTCCCTTTGCAGTTCCAGATGTATTTCCTTCAATAACTTGAATTGTTCCATCACCATTGTTCTTAACACATAGGCCTACATGTGAAATACGATTTACACCATCATCTGGGAAATCAAAATAGATCCAGTCTCCTGGAGTTGGATCATCATTACGGGCATCTGCCCAACGATTATTTTTCTTAAACCAATCTGATGCAGCAATTGTTGCTGCAGACTTTGGATACTTCTTTGCATCTAGACCTGATGTAAATGCACACCAAGAAACAAATGACTGACACCAAGGAAGGAAGTTTGCGCCTGTCCATGCACCATACTTTGTTTCATTATCTTTAGGGCCTTCAATTGTGCCCACTTCTTTCTTTGCAACCTCAATGATTGCCTCTACTGATCCTTTTGTTGCCATGAATATATCCTCCTATAGGTTATCTATTAATTATAGCAGATTAGCGTGTAATTGTAAAGTTATAGGTTTTTTCCCATGCTTGGATATCTAGTTCGTCATTTAGTAATGGTTGGCCTTTAATGTTAAGGCTGGTATTAAGAAGAATGGGAACTCCAGTCTGCAAATAAAATTTATTTAAAACCCTATATAACCCTGAGTGCTGTTCTCTTGTAACTGTCTGAACCCTTGATGTGCCATCTGCATGCACTACAGAGGGGATCTTATTAGGCTGTAAACACTTCACTGTGTACTGCATATAAGGGCTTTCAAAGTCCATATCAAACCATTTATGTGCGTGGTCTGCCAAAACTACAGGAGCAAAGGGCCTAAAGAGTTCTCTCTGCTTAATTAGATTAACTTTGTCTTTAATAAGTGGATCTCTTGGGTCAGCAAAGATACTTCTATTGCCTAGCGCTCTTGGACCATACTCTGCCCTACCTGTTGCTACTGCTACGATTCCATCTTTTAATATGCCGTCGACAATTTTCTGAACAGGATATTTTCCTCCAAGGTCGTAACCCAGGTAAGGAGTCTTCCAATCAAGATGCTTTCCGTATAGTGCTGCTGCTGCTCCCAAAGAACTTCCAGCATCTCCAGGGTTAGGCATGATCCAAATCATATCAAATATCTTCCAAAGTAAAGTATTTGCAGAAGAGTTTAGCGCACATCCACCCATAAAAACCAAATTCTTTTTACCAGTCATTCTTTGTGCCATACGCATAAAATCGTTAAGCCTTTGCTCGTATACCATTTGTACTGACGCTGCTATGTCAAATTTATCTTCTTCTGAAACCCAGCCCCAGTCTGTAATGCCTTTATGAAAGTTATATTTTTGTTGATCGTAATGTGGAAAATATTCATCTACCTTTTTGTAATGCTTTGTCCAGTCTCCGTATGCTGCCATACCCATCATAATATATTCTTCTTGGTTTGGCATAAGTCCAATCAACTGCGTGAAGGCTGAATAAAATAATCCAAAACTGACTGGATAGTTTTGCTTGTATTTTAACTTAATTTTATTTCCTTCACCTGTCCAAATTGTAGAAGTATTGTATTCTCCAATAGCATCTAGGACCACAATCACGGCATCATTAAAGTCACTGGTGTAGTATCCTGCTGCTGCATGAGAATAGTGATGGCTAAAAGATTTTCTTGGAATATCAGGAAGTTCAAACCTTGGCTTCCATTCCCCAGATCCACCCCTTAAAGCCAGCCTGGAGGCCTTTAGAAGGGGCTTTTCATAGTAGGCTATGTAATCTGGTGTCCCATACTGTAAAGCATCTTTTATTAAACTATCATTCACATACCAGTCATTTTTTTGCTTGCTATATCTTTCTGCATGCCCAGCAAATAATATTTTTCCGTCTTCAATTAAAGAGACAGAAGCATCATGTGAAGTTTCATTTATTCCTAGGATCTTCATTTATTTTCCCAATACTTTGTATATATAAAATCTGCATAAAATTCATGAAAAGATGTTCCTGGGTGAACCCCATCACTTGCCCATATAGATTTTTCTTTTGTGTTGCTGTTTTTGTCAAACTTATATACAGAATCTAACATTTCTTCTGTTGTGTAATCATAAAAAGATTCAAAATCATTTAATAAATCTAGATCATACAAAGATTCTTGAGTACTTACCTGCTCAGTCCAAAGAGGTCTTAAAGATTGTATTCCATTCATAAGCCAAGTATATCTTTTTGGAGTCTCTTTAACTATTCCAGCAGATTTTAGCCAACTAAAAGAATATAGTTTAATATTATTAGATGCACAGTATTGATTTAAATAGTAATACATTCTATGAATAAACAAGTCTTGATGATGTTGGTTTACATACCTCAAGTCTCTATCAAATTCTGTAGTTATAAAAAACACCACATCTGGATTTCTATAAGAGCCACAATATTTAAAAAATTGATCAATACATTCGCTGATTGAAGCGCCAGACATTCCTAAATTATAGTAACCACTAACTTTTTCTTTTTTATTTATTTTATTATAAACTTTATAGCACCATGTATCTTCTTTTTCTAGTCCATCGCCACAAGCAAATGAATCTCCAATAAACAAGACATGCTTTCCATCATGATCTTTAGTAAACTTGTCACACCTATACATTGCTGAAGGTGAATAGTTTTCAGATATAGAAAATTTTTGTATTGTCATTAGTAGGTAAACTTTCTCTTTTTAAGGGCTTTTTTATTTTTCCTCATCCAAAAATAAAATTTTATTTTTTTTATCATTAGTATATGTATCTATCTTGATTATTATTTTTTTTTATTTTTCTTAATATAAAATATGTCTTAATTTTTTTTATTATTTTTTTCATTATATTCTTTAATCTCCTTAGTTAATGTCTGGATCAACAATTATATACCCTTTTGGATGTTCTGTCTGGGTTGTATGCATATAGAGCAGGGTTGATCTAGACCCGCTTTCTATAGTAGATATTCCATGTCTCCATAAATATCCATCGCTTAGAAAAAATATACCATCATATTTTTTTGGTTTATAAGTAAAGTCAAATCCTGGAAAATATAAATCTCCCCCGACAAAGTTATCATCTAAATAAATTACCGTACTGTATTCTATAAACTCTTCTGGAGACTGATCATCAATATGAGCATCTGCATGGCTTCCTGCTGTCCAAACTGATCCAAAAGATTTAAATGTATTTATTTTTTTTGTTTCTTTTGGGTTAAGTCTTTGATGCACATCATTAGATAGTAAAGAATATTTTTTTTGAATATTTAAAACTATCTTATTATAAGGATACGCTGTTCCACCATACCTAGTTTTATAGTATTCTGGGTATGGATTTACCTCTGATGGATTATTAATTTCATCTACAAGAGTCTGTGCATCTTTAGGAGTAATAAAATTTTTAATTACTACAGGTTTTGTTATCATGAGTATATCCTGTTCGCCACTTCATGAAATCTTTGCTCAGAAAGTTTGTCTAGATTTGAAAGAAACTCATACTCTACATCATTTATATTATATGGAAAATACTCTAAACTGGTAAAATCATATTCTATTAATTTCATAAGTTCTTTAACGCCAGGAATAGACTCATTTTTTGATTTAAAACAATCTATAATTTTTGAATAGTTATGATATAAAGAAAATGGAATAAAATCATTTTTTAATATACTAGGCTCATTATCAACTACAAAATTAGTTGGAATTGCTAAAACAGATATACCCTCATGTGCTGCAAACAATGAAAGGTATTCCTCAACCCCATAGTATTTAAATATTGATATGTCTGGCAAAGTTCTAAATAGATCAAAGTTCATAAAGAAAAAATCTTTAGATACCCAATTTACCTTTGTTTCTTTTGTTATCTCTATCTTTTTATACTCTGGATAAAATTTATAATTATCTTTATTAAAAATAACATTATGGCTACCTGATAAAATTGTTTTTGATTGATCTTGATATTTTAATAACTCAATGTCCCAATCTTTTTGAAACATTTTTGCACCATCAACATACATAAAAAAATCAAAGTTTTTTCTCTTTTTAAAAAAGTTCATATACTTAAACCTAGACGTTAAGTCACCCCAAAAAATATGATTGTAATTAACATCAACAAATTTTTCTGGTCTAGAAATATTTCTTTGATCAAAAACAACAACATCTATTTTATTTTGACCACTTTGATTTCTCATAAGTTGATCAACGGCATCTGGCAACAACTTACTTTTATAACCGTAAAAATAAACCAATATGTTTTTCATTTTATAGCAATGGTATCCAGTGCTGCTGGATTGTATGATCGCCACCAAGAAGTAACGAACTTAGAGGCTGAATGTCGTAAGCAACTGTAATTCTAGATCCAGGCCAATCCCAATCGCCTTGTGCGTGTGGGTGTCCCATTTCCGAAACAATCATTCTGTTATCAATATTTTTGTTTTCAACCTCTCTTTTTGGATCACCAAAAAGTCTATAATATGTACTTGATGGCTCAGCCTTTACGCAATAGTATCCGTGGAAATTAGGAGCCCCTGGTGCGCCATGGTCATGCCAGTTTAGTTTTCCATTACCTGCTTCATTAATATTAAACCATCCCTGAACATAGTATTTTTGTTTGTCAAAATCTATTCCATAATAAGAGCAAGCCTCTTTGACTAGTTTTGCTAATTCAGAATATAACTTGTGCAAAGATGGATGATAAAGTTGAAAGACATTATATTCTCTCCACTTTACAGTTGATAAACTTCCAGACTCTAACCAAATTCCTTCATCATTTTCCATTGTGCTAACGCCACGCAGTTGCGCTTCTGTAATTAACTTATACTTGGCTTCTAAAAACCTAGCAAGTTCATCTAAATTATTGTCTAGGTGCTTTTCAAAAAACTTGTGCTCTTTGTTACTTTGTAACATAGTTCCACTTGCGTTTAACATTATTTATCTCCCTTATTGTTTATTTTTTCTTTACTGTACTTTGCATATTCTTTTTTTCTCCATGCAAATTTTCTATAGTGTGCTGTTATATCAGACCTTCTATTTTCTGCTATTGAATGATGTTTTTCTTGTGCATCAGAGGAATCATCAACTATTAAATTCCAAGGCTCTCTTTTAATTGGGATCATTTGACATATAGGAGTTCCCATTGGTATAACCCCTTCAAAATTTCTTTTTATAAAAAATGGTACAAATGGAGGTAGTCCCCAGATATCAGAATCAACTATAGCAGATGGAGTCCAAAATGGCAAATCTGGCCTATTTATTGGCATTGTCATAAACAAAGAATAGTCTTTTGGTGTTTCATAATACCATTGCATCTTAACACCAAAATGTATAGGGTGAACGTCTTTTGGAATTGCCATGTCAACATGCTCTCTTGTATCCATCATCATAAAATTCTTTTTCCAAGATAGGGATGGCTTTCCAGAGACATCAAGTGTTACCTCTAAATCATCTTCTAGTAAATACATATAGCCAAGTGACATAGCATCTTGAAATGGCAAACAAAGTTTTGTAGAAACATTAGAGCCATCTGCACCTCTATCATTTACAGGGCATAAAGATTTTAAATCATTAGTTGTAACATGCTTTGCCAGATCTCTATACCACTGTGGTATTGTTTTATAGGATGGCTCTGGAGATAAAAAATCAGCAACATCTTGATCATGATGTGGAATAAATATTAACTCTAAATCATTTTTGTCCATAATAATCCTTTAGTTGTGATATTTCTTTGTCATCTAAAATAACAGACATATCGTACATTGCAGTATTCTTACTAATAATACCATACTTTTCTTTTAAATAATATGCCCCAGTATTTTTAATTTTAAAATCAACAAAATCTGAAAAAGCATAATAGGCAGAATCTTCTAAGTAGTTTGCAGTAAAGGTTTGTTCTTTTATGTAAAAGGGAGCGTATTCATCTTCTACTCCATTTATTTTAAAACTAACATTTTTATTTATAAACCAAGGAATATAAAATTTATATGTTGGGTCAAAACATTCTTTGTTTTCTAAATTATTTAAAGATGGATAAAACTGTCTTTGATGGCATTTGTCTAAAGCATAAAGCGTACCATCATCAAATTCTTCAACCCAAATCTCTGCATGAGTTTTTTGTCTAAAAGTAACTATATTATTAGTTATATTTGTAATTTTAGGTTTTGGATAAAAATTAATAACATAATTATTTACTGGCTTTAGAATACTTTTAATTTTTAAATTTTCTTTTGAGTCATATCTAGACCATTTATTTGGAAGTCTTGAATGCATTGATATTTCTGGTAAAGATAAATTTGCAGAATTTAGCCACCATTCAGACCCTGAAATATTATATTTTTTATTTATTATATTTCGCATAAATTCCTAACTTAATTGTTTTGATATAACAATTATACACTAAGTCGCTGCCCCACCTGGCCTCGATCCAGGGACATCCGAATTAACAGTTCGGCACTCTACCAACTGAGTTATAGGGCAAAACAGGCAGTTTATGTCATACCCAGGACTATACTTTAGTTACTAGTGTATGTTACAGTGCCAATTAAAATCTTTGGAAGAGAGGCTAGATACTCTCCAAAAGTTTTAAAGGTGTTACGGTTTACATATGAGGCTGCCGAAACCACAGTTGCTACAGAAGTACCAGCAGTATCATATAGTGCCGACTGGCCATATTTTGCAACACTTACTTTTCCAGAAGCAACCATATCAAGTCCAGGACCTGTGTTTGTTGCTTTTTCTAAACCTACTTTTCCATCACTCACCCCTGTTGCACCAACACCAATTGCTCCAGCAACACATGATGGGAACCCCACTACATCTTTACGTTTATCATTTCCTGTTGCAACAAAGACTGGTACATTGTTAGAGGTCAAAGATGCAATGGCATTAATCGTGACAGTGTCATTTAAACATCTATCAAGGACCAGTGGGTTTACTGAAGACTGGCTAACTGATACAGCATCAATGCTATATTTTGTTGCATTCTTTGATACCCAATCAAGGGCTAACTCAATTGTACGGTTAGAAAATGCGTTAATACCACCAGTCTTATCTAGATTAGAAATTCTTACAAACACAATCTTAAGATTAGGATTAACTGTTAGTGCAGCCTTAACCATTGTATCTCCATGGTAAACTGCAGGTATGACTCCATTTCCAGGCATTACTGGCCAAACCGTATTTCCTGCTGCTCCTTTACCTTCCATAGAGATCTTACCGTTTGGACATAAAACAGAGCCACCAACATTTAAAGCAAATTCATCATTTGCTGTAAAGCATGCTTCTTGAATGATTGATGGAAAATTATTTGAGTTAATTGCAGAGTCAATAATTGCTAATACTCTTTGATCTTCTGCTTGTGCTGGTTGTACTATAGTAATCAATAGTACTGCTGATAGTAGTGCTAGTAGTGCTTTCTTCATGTTATTCCGTTTCTATTAAGAAATCATCAGTCTTAAGACATGACAACATGGGTCTCCGCCTTGGTCCCATTCTTCAACTTCTTCTTCATCCATATATTCGTACCCGCCATCATGGGTATTGCAATAAGGAGGTGTTACCCATCCTCTTTCAATACCGTTTTCAAGCCAGATACCAAATTCTTGTTCTTCAGGTGATAGATCTTCGTGCAAGTGGTTCATATTAAAAGTATACTCCTAAAGACTGACAATGTCAACTGGACCCATGCAAGATGGGTTAAATTTAATTGCTGCATTTACTGCTTGCATAACTCTATTTCTTGCATTTTTTTGCTTGTCTGTTGCATATAAAACCCCATAAGCATACTCTGCTCCAGACCCCATAGCAAGGTATGGAAGTGTGTACTTAGATAAAGACATATCAGCAGAACTATGTTCATAGATGTTTCCACGAATTGCAATAATTAAACCAAGGTCGCCATCTTTGGATGTGTCAACCCAAAACTCATTATAGAATTCTTTTAGTTCTTTAATAAACTTTGTTTGCATGTGCTTGTCAGTATCTTTTAGTATTGGGGCAGATGGTTTAAAGTTGTAGCGGATTCTTTCTCCGTCCATAGATCCTGCATATCCAATAAGATAGGGACCTATCTTCCAAACTTTTGGTGCATCAAGTGCTAGGATTGTTCCATCATCTGAGGCCCCTCGATCACCTGCCATATAAATCTTGTCTTCATGTTTTACAACGGCAATACAGGTCACAGTTAAAGGCCCTTTCCAGAGAGGTTATATTATAAGTATATCACCTCTAGAAAGGGCTGTCAAACAAGGTCAATAATGACTAATTAGCCTTTTTGTCTACAGACTTAAAGGCATCATTTATCTCTGTTAATGATAGCCTTCCATCGTCCAAAAAAGCCCTTGCTAGTCTTTCGATAACTGTTGCTACGCCTAAGAGTCCTGCAAGCATTACTGCCTGTACAGTTTCAATTCCTACTACGGCTCCTGCTCCCAAGACTGATAGTCCTGATGCTGCAAATACCGCCAAAATTCTCATAAGTATATTTGTTAATGCTTTCTGTGGGTGATCATTTTTTGGGGGTTCTACTATTTTTTTAGTTGCCATTATTCATCATCTCTATTTCTAATCGGATATGTGATTGCCCATGCAATTAATGTACATATAATTGCATACCCCACTATCGTCTTTGCTGAACCATCAAGGACTACCCAGGCAATAAACATACCTAGAAGTGTCCAAAGTTGATCTATCATATCTTGCATTATTTTCTTTATCATGGTCTTCTTCTCCTTATTCCCTTGGAATCGCCAGAGGCTCCTCCGCCACCTGATCCACCAGAATTACCTCCGCCTGAGCGAGATCCCCCTGTTGATCCTCCGATGGAGTTTGCTGCTGCACCTACTGCATTTAATGCAGCACCTGAAGCAATAACTGTTGCAACAACCATCTTGGTTGCTTCTTCTCTTTCACCTGGAGTCATATCTGCTCCAATACTTCCAAGTGCTGCTAATGCTGCTCCTGGATCATTAAATAATTCTGCTGCAAATGCTGCTGGATCTGATATCAATTCTACTTGTACAGCAACTTCTGCTGTAATAACAACTGCTTCACCATTTTCAGATGTACGAACATCTACTGGTGTATCTGGTGGTAAGTCTGCTAATTTAATTCCAGCCTCGGCTACCTGTTCTTTAGTTAGGTTTTCACCTTCTGGAACTGATTGAATTAGTGCATCAGCAACAATTTCTTTTTCTGCCTGAGATAATTTGCCGTCTGAACTTGCCAATGCAACAATTGCTGCAACATCTTCTTTTGACACTTCACCATCTGATGCAAGTGCATCTAATACAGACTGTTGATCTGCTACTGAAACTTTGCCATCTGATGCTAATGCATTAATTAATTGATTAGTTTCTTTTGCATCAATTTCTCCATCTGCTGCCATAACATCTGCAATATCTGCCACTTCTGTTGAATCTAGTTTGCCATCTGCTAAGGCATCATCAACAGTATTGTTTACCGCTTCTTCTGTACCTTGATCTAATGCTGCTTGTTCTGCTTCTACTGCTGCTTGCTCAGCATCTGCTTGTGCCTGTGCATCTGCTTCTGCTTGTGCCTCTGCCTCTGCCTGAGCAGCCTCTGCATCTGCTTGGGCTTGTGCATCCTGTTGGGCTTGTGCTTCAGCAGCCTCTTGTGCTGCTTGAGCGTCTGCTTGTGCCTGTGCATCTAACGCTGCTTGTTCTTCTGCTGCAGCCTGTGCATTAGAAGCATCTATTGCTGCTTGAGCGTCTGCTTGTGCTTGAGCCTCTGCTGCAGCCTGGGCTGCTTGGGCTTCTGCTGCTGCCTGTGATGCAGCCTCCGCTGCTGCTTGTGCTGCGATGGCAGCCTCCTTTGCTGCTTCTGCTGCTGCTGCGTTTGCAGCATCTTGCACTGATGTATCTGGTGCAGGTTCAGGTGCAGGAGCGGGTGGTGGAGGTGGTGTTGGAATTGCACTAATTACTGTTTGTGCCTCTGAAATTATTGCAGGTGCAGTAGTTACTTTTTCTACTGCTGTAGAAACAATTGCAAGATCTGCTACTTTTGCAGTTAATGTTGTGTTTGCTGTTGCTAATGCAGTCACAGTATTTTGTGAAACTGTTGCAATAGGAGCAATTACTGTATTTGTATTTGCTGTATTTGTTGCAACAACTGTTGTAATTGCTGAGTTTAATGTAGCAATTTGTGCATTAGCCGTATCAATTGCTGTTTGAATTGCTGCTGTTGAAGGATCTGGCGTAGGTGTAAATGGTGCACCTTGACTAATAGTTCCATTAAATCCAGATCCAGAATTTGTATCAGTAATAGGAGTAATTGTTCCATTAGTGCTTGATCTAGTATTAAAACGAGCACCATTTGGAATAGGACCAGTAACACTGACATCTGCTACCCAGGCACCATCTGCTGGGTTTACATCAGCATTAAATCTAATTTGTGTCATTTGAGTATCGGCAGTTACTTGT